AGCGAAAAAGGTGCATAAAAACACTGGTTTTGAAAGATTTATTAACAATTCACTCAACCGCCACTTTTCTGGCGATTGGGGCGATATTTCCGAAGAGGACGCCGCCGCCAATACAAGCGATCCGCTCTATGCTTTAAGCGCATACACTGCGCCTGATGGCGTTAAAATCTGGATTAAGCAGGATTACGATGTTGTAACCGTGCTTTTTCCATCCGAATACTAACCGAAACGCTCCCACCGCTGGAGCGTCCGCAGGGAACCGCCGCCCTGCGCTGATGATGGCAGGCGAGAAAGGGACAAAATGAATTTAAACGGACATTTTTCGACAATTGCGGAAACAGAAAAAAGTATTGTTGTTGGATTAATTGGGAATGTCACGACGGAAAATATCGAATACAGAGATATTTTAAAAATTGCCGAATTTTATGGCATACCAACCGCCCCGAATTTATTCAGTTTTCATTTTATCACGCCGGACGGCGCAAAAAAACGGGGTTGTAAATTACCAGTTGCAATTTATACGGGTTTTTTGGAATTATTTAAATAATCGCCGCAGAGAATGCCAACCGGACCAATACCGGCAGCGGTAATTTTATTTCCTAGCCCCCAAGGGATAAGGGGAGAAAGCAAAAATGACAAAAAACGAAGAAAACAATATTGTAAAAAACGGCGTTTTAGTGGCAAATATGGGCAGTAATTGGGATTTGTGGCAATATGGCGATATACTGTATAGCATTGCCAAAAGTGGCAGCGGCGCGGGTTCGTCTTGCTGGTGTCCGATTGCCCGTCTCCGCGCGCATCTGTGCAAACTGCGCCGGATTTGTAAATATGATGCACTAATCCCGCCCTACTGGAAAAATGTTAACTATGATTTTTTAGCAATTTACGGCATCCAATAACAATCACGCCCGGCGCAATCCGGGCGCATTGGCATATCTCCACCACGGTTCCACGCCGTCCAGCAGGTGCAACGCCTGCGAGCGGGTTTTCCCCACGTGGGAGCAAGTACTTGTTACGGAGCTGTACCCGTCTACACTCCGCATCAAGCCGGTCACTGTAAACCCTGTATCGCCCCGGTGACGTAATCCGGCGCTTAACGGTTGCGCGATAGCCCCCTGCATGCAGGCTATACACCACCCTATCAGTTGTGGGACGGGACACGGATGGGAGGCGTATTTCCTGCTAGCAAAATCAATAAAATGAGAGGAGCCACGGCCATGAGTAGCCACATACGTAGTCCGCCGCAATAGTTCTCAGTTTGCCCGGTATTCAGTCCGATGCCGTAGCAGATACGAGGACTTTTTTCGCATTAACAAGCTCATATTTAGCCCATATTCAGATTTCAAGTTCGGTTCGATATTATAATAGTTACAACGTCTAAATCCGTTTACGTTCGTTCTGGTGCGTTATAGCCATATTTTATTGCTTGCGCTCTACTTATGTCCGTGATATGCTATAGGCATTACATGGGCTTCCAGGGCTTCCAGGGCTTCCAGGGCTTCCAGGGCTTCCAGGGCTTCCAGGGCTTCCAAAATTGTAATTATTTGCATGGCTTTTTACAAGGATTTTTTCTTTAAAATTTAAATGTTTTATGTATCTTGAAATTACAAAAATTTTCTATTTCTAATTTCAATATTTTTCTCTCAAGGTTGATATCCAGGGGGGTATCAAAATCATTTACCTTATTACCCCATTTTAAAAGTTTTTAATAATCAACTCATTATACCGCCTGCCCCCACCTTTAACAGTTAAGTTATTGAATCTATCGACTTCTATGATACAAAACTTATTATATAAATCACGTATCACTTGACAATCATTATATGAAATAATAAACTTGCCTTTAATTTTCGTTAATACATTGTGAAGCCTTATATGGTCATCTGGAATAAATTTATCTGCATAATACATTTCTGATGCATAATATGGCGGGTCAATATAAAATAACGCCTGCTGTCTATCATATGTTTTTATCAAATGTTCAAAATCCAAATTCTCTATAACAACACTTGAAAGCCTATTGGATACCTCTGGTAAATCCAATAATTTCTTTTGCATATTCTTGCTGCTGACTCTAAAAGACTCGCAATTCCCTCCAAATGATTCATGAATAATTATATAAAATCTTGCCGCTCTTTGAATATCTGTCAGTCCTCTTGTCTCCATTTGTCCTATTGCATCAAAAAACTGTTCGCGAGACATAAATATCCATTCAAGTTCTTTTTGCAATGCTTCTGGATGATACTTTACACATTTAAAAAGATTAACGAGCTTCCCATTAATATCGTTATAAACTTCTAATTTTGCAATTTTATCTTTTCCAAAAAGTACCCATGCAGCCCCTCCAAAAACCTCAATATAACGATTATATGTTGTTGAATCCGGAAATTGTTCAAGAATATTTTTTCGCAACAATTTCTTTCCACCAATCCAAGTTATAAAGCTATTCAAGATACATTCACCTCCAATTATTTTATAAAAAGAATACCATACTTAAAAGCATGATTATTCCACTTGGATTCCATCTAAAATATCATGATGTATTTCCTCGAATAACTTTATTGCTACTCCATGCATATTAATAATGTACTTATATGCATAGTTCATATCATATGCAATTTCAAAGAAATTCTTTTCTCCCATTACATAACGCCTGTACAAAATATCAATAAATAATTTATTATTTAATTCACAAATACGATTAACTATTTCATTTCTTCTTTCATATAAAGATGCTATATCATCACTAATCTCCTCTTCTAAAACCGTAATTTTCTCTTTTAAGTCGTCACGATTTAACCGTTTCAGTCTATCTAGCTCTCTTGTCTTTTGTGCGATTTTCCACTGAATCAACTCAATCTGTTCTAAATACTTTTTTGCTGTCACACCAAAGCCCCCTATCCAACATAACGGGCATGGGCTTGCCGTACCGTTTCTTTGCTAATTTTTGCATAGCACTTAAGTGTTGTATCAACTTTTTCATGACCAAGCACTTCCTTTACCATCTCAATTGGAGCACCCTTGTTAATCATATCTGTTCCTACCGTACGTCTGAACACATGAGGCGTAATTCTGACACCCTCTAAGTCCGCATCACGTTCTTTTATTTGATTAAGAATATTTCGTACTGTCTGGTCCCCTATGCGGCTTTGTGGCCTATGTGGTGATACAAACAACGCTGGATTATCATCATTACGGCTGTCGAGATATCTCCAAAGATGCAATGCCACTTGTCCATTTAAACATACTTGCCGTTCTTTTCTTCCCTTTCCATAAACCACAGCAGTTTTACGATGAAAGTCCACATCTGTAATATCCATTCCACATAGCTCAGATACCCTTATGCCTGTTACATATAACATATCACATAATGCCAACTCAAATTCATTTTCACAAGCACATCTTACCATTTCACGTTGTTCTGGTTGCAATGTCGAACCTATTTTATATTCCACCCGTGTTTCTTTTAATTTCTTAGCTGGATTATTTGGTAACAGGTCCTCTGTATACAGAAAAGAGAAGAAACTACGAATAGATATAAGTTTACTGTTATATGTTCTGTCTTTCCATTTACGAACAAGCTTTCCATATGCAAGGTATCCCTTTAAATCTTGATATGTAATTTCCTTTACATTTTTATTTATATGTGCCATCATATTTTTTAAATTACATTTATAGTTGTTAATACTACCATCTGTGCACCCGTCTAACTTCATCTGGAGCAAATAGGCATTAAGGTATTCCACTGACATATCTATTTCATTAGATAACGCTGTTTCTTCTGTAAAAAACTGAAATCCGGATAAACACATGTTGAGTATCTGTTTTACTTGATTAAGTCGTTCCTGTTCTTCAATGATATCTACAATATTATCCATCACACGCCTGACAACATCATCCATACTTACTTGTTCTGCCATATATTTCCACCCATCCTTTCCTTGTAATCTTGTATAGGATAGGTTATAATTATCCTATCCAATGAGGAGAAGCCCTTCAGCCGCCAAGCACACGGGGCTTCTTTTTTCGTACATATGTTCTTTTGTGATGTTTTTTATTGCCGGGGGTACTCCCCCCGGCTTATTTCATTTCAATTTCAATATTACATTCATCTTTCAACACGGAACGGATATCATCCAATGTGTACAACCCCTTATCAAACTGCCTATAAAACTCGATACAGTAATCTACGAACCGTTGTTCCCGGCTCTTTCCGTCCACTTCCCTACGTATCAGTTGACCAAAATGGTCCTTAAACATCAATACTGGAATACCCAACATCATGAGAAAAGCAGTCTCTGCCGCGTCATGGGTAGCCTCTTGTTTAATTTCCCGCAATTGGTCTCTGGATAGATTATATGTAGGCTGTTTTCTGTTCTCTCGCTCTACGCGGCGCCTTTCTGCTCGTGTCATAATATCTCCTCACTCCTTCTACAAATCATGTGTCTTTATCATCCATACAGTATCAATTTTTTTCTCTATAAATACGTTCTATTTCTTCCAATAAGACATGTATTAATAGATTCTTGATGAATTGACTTTCTCCGAATTCCTTCCCTAAGTCTTTTATTCCATCTATAAGACCATCCCAGTATTTATCAGAATCATCGGGTTCACTATACTGCTTAAACAGTTTCCATGTATATGTAAATGCCCTCTGGTAATCCTTTTCCAACAATGGCTCACCACCTGCCCTGACTCTCTTTATTTCTTGCCAAACGGCTAGGCAAAACAGCCGTCTCATGACTCCAATGTCATGCTTCCATAGCATTTCTTCTATATGTTTCTTCGTAACCTTTTTACAGTTTTTCATTAGCATCCATGCGTCTGTGTAGGCTTGCCAGTACCTCTTAAGTTGTTCTTCGCTCATACTCCACCGCCCTTACCGTGCACAAACAACTAAAACACTTATCATCACCAAACTTTCCATCATAGTGACTACATGTGGAACATGACTTTTTATTAGCCTCCATAATAATTTTTCTTAACCACATATGTAATTCATAAGTCACTTTTTCACCTTCTTTTAACCTATTTTTATTAGTTCGTATTATTAAAGCCTCATTCTTTCTATCACTGCTTTATATCATCCTTTCAAAAATTCTTGCTAAATAGCTCAAGCTGCTTCACTGGTTCAAAATTCATCCACAATACTTCTCGTTTCTTACTACACACCTGGGAATAACAAGTTGTTTCTTCCCTATACCATCCCTGCAGGCGGTCGTTGTACAATTTATTATCATAACCACTTAGAAGGACCGGCCCCTTATGTGCCAGAAGCGTGTCAAGCAAATCGTTCTGATTTTTGTCGTCCATCTCGAACCGATATTGTTTCCCATGTCTGGTACCTAAAACGTAAGGCGGGTCCGCATAAATTAATACATTCGGATAGTTAAATCTTGGTATAAGTTCCACAGCTGGCCGATTTTCTATCTGTACTCCACGAAGTCGTTCGGCCGCCTGCATAATCTTTTTCGGCAAATTGCACCAATCCTGCAAAGCGTACGAACGCTCTCGCCCCTGGACATCATTCTTCCATCCAACTTTTTCACCGTTCGTCCGAAATCCATGCCCCATGTTCAGACGTATGTAAAAATTTACAGCTCTGTCAAAGCTATCTGCTGGCACCGTTGCAAATGCGTCATCATATACCTTCCTAGCGTATGGTGTAAAATATATTTCTCTGGCCAGACGTTCTGGGTCTTTGCGCATCCATTCAAATAAGTTAACTATATTACTGTCTAAATCATTCACAGTTTCAATATGGCTGCGGGGTTTATTAAATAAAACAGCTCCGCTCCCAAAAAATGGCTCCAGATAACTGTGGTGTGGCGGAAAGAAACTAATAATCCAGTTTGATATACTCCACTTACTGCCTGGATATTTCATTACTGCTTTCATCTTCGCTCCTTTGTAAATACTTAATAGTGCATATGTCAGTTTTGTAAATCTTTTTCGGTTTCTGTGAGATATTCTTCCTCGGAGACTATGCTTAATAGTGAAACATCTATGTTCAGGAACTCGGCAGCAGCTTTTAAGGCATCGTCTTTCGTTTTTTCTCTTTCAGCCTCAATCTTTTCGGCACTGACTGGTTTTTTTAAGTTAAAGCCAATTTTTAAATAACAATCCGATGGGTTCCCATATTCATCTTCTGCGAATCCTGCTTCTTTTGCCACTCTGTAAAAAAAATCTATACTCTTTTTCATAATATCCTTTCTCCGGTTCTACCAGAAACGTTAATTTTTTGGCACGTAGTACGTGCAATCAATTACATTATCCTCTCCAATGCCATCTCCAAACTCAATATCGGTCTCATATGCTGGACATGTTGGATATGATAATATGCAGGTGTCACATAGATTATCCTTGGTTGTTATTTCTCTTTCCATCCGTCATTCTCCTCTCCAAAATGTTACTACAATGTATTTATGGGTAAAGTACACGACAGCCAGTCGTGTCTATATCCAT